CTTCCGGTGTTCTTTTTCTTCGTGGCATAATTAAAAACCTCCATTTAGTGTATTTCTATTCTACACCATAATGAAGGTTTACACAATACTTGAAATTGACTCAGTGTTTACTACTAACGGATTTTTTGGTATTTTTGTATTTGATTGACAAACCGAAATTTATAAGTTAAATTCAAACATTTTGTACTCTGTCCACCCTGTATCTTCATAAAACATTTCTTTGTTTCAACAAATTGGAATCCGCAACTTGTATAGAGATGTTCTGCTGCTTTGCAGGCACTAAGAACATCAAGTCGTACAGCTTTCTTATGCTCTGTCCTTGCAATGTTCAATATATTTTCTACCACGAGTTTGCCAACACCTTTTCTTTGTAACTTTGGGTTAACAGCAAGTGCATGGGGAGTTAGGACTTCACCGGAATCACAGATGATGCCCCATGTACAGTTATCATATCCCTTGTTGTGTTCACTGTTTAAGATAACACAGGCATATAAAGTATCTTTTTCTGTCAAAGTATAGAGTTCACCTTTGATAAGGCTACTTTGAATAAATTTATCAGATGGATAAATACCTTTTTCCCATCCGAGATTTTCATTATTTACATTGTTCCTATGAATATTATCTATCACATCCCAATAGAATTTCTGAATAATATGAAAATCAGTTTCACTTGCTTTTTGAAATTTCATTTGCCTTTCTCCCGTACAAATTTTGATTTATCTGTCTAAATATTATAATACACTTTCTACATCCATATCAATTCGCAACCCATACAAATTTTAACAATAAAAAAACAGGCACTCAAGCCGTAGCCTGAGTGCCGTATGTGAAACATTATCATATAACTCTGAACATCTTCTGAGTTATTAAATTTCTTCTTGAATTTTTATCAAGTTCATTTCTCGCATTATTCAAATCTTCCATACGTTTTAGTTCGTCCTCGGCATCTTCAAGACCGAGATGTGTATAAGTGTTTAGTGTTACGCCTATGTCGCTATGCCCCATAAGGTACTGCAATGTCTTTGGGTTCATTCCTGATTTCGCCATGTTACTGCAATAGGTATGTCTGCAAACGTGCGGCGTAATATTCGGTATCTGTATACGGTAAATATCGTTGTATCGCTGTACCATATGGTTAAAACGATGTTCCCAATGCATCGCCACGAGCGGATTGTTATTTTTATCATAAAACAAAAATCCGGCATATCCATCAATCATTTTTTCTCTTTGCTGCGGTTCTCTGTCCTCAATAATAGCTTGAAAACACTTTGCCACTTCCTCGGTAATCGGAAGTTTTCTTGTTCCGGCATTGGTTTTCGTTGATTCAATCACATACTGCATATCCGATGTCCTCTGAAGCTGATGATCAATATTTACAATTCGGTTCTTTAAATCAATATCTTTAAGTGTCAAACCGCAGAATTCCGATATTCTCATTCCTGTATGGAATAGGATATAAACCACCTCATAATACTTACAATAGCAGTTATCATCATGCACGAATTTCAAAAACTGTCGCATTTGCTCTCTTGTTATTGCAGTTCGTGTATGTGAATCATTCACCACAACTCCGGCAAGCTGAAATTCAAATGGATTCTTATTTAAAATATCATCATCAACAGCCATCTGAAATGCAGGTCTAAGAACTCCGCGTACCGACTTGACTGTACTGTAACCTTTGCCGTCACTCTGCATTTTAATAAGGAAAAGTTTTGCATCCGATGTTTTAACGTCTGCTATTTTCGCCTCGCTAAATTCCTCTTTTTTCAAGATATTCTTTACAAAGTTATAGTTTGCAACTGTACTGTGTTTTGCTCCTGTTTTTGTGGATAGGTATCGCTCTACAAGTTCGTTCACTGTTATATTTCTTTTCATCGGATCTAACTGTGATTCCAAATCGTATCCTATCTGCTTTTCAAGTTCCCTCAGTGAAAGACACGGTTTCTTTCCTGCAGGTAATTTGTCCGTAGGTTCAAGTTTCCAACTGTACACAAAATGCGGTTTGCCTGCTATATGATACTTAAACTGATATTTTCCGTCTGCTCTCATTGACTCTCCCGCTCTCAAAACTCTATGTTTTGAATCGCGTCTTATTCTTCCTCTGATCCCCATTATCTGCACCTCCTAAGTTCCGGATGTTTTAAGATATACCTCTCAAATGCCGTTCTGATAATCAATCTTCGACTGCCATAGAAAACGATAAAATCATGAACTGTTTTTTCTCTGATAAGAGAATGAAACTTTCTTTGGCTTAGGTTGAAATATTCAATCGTTTCTGACAGATTTAATAAATCCTTTTTCTCTGCTGTTGCTCTCTGCATAAAATTTCTTCCTTTCTGTTCTTTAATTTTCACTTTTAGTTTGATTATAAGCTTTATTAAGCTTGCACTATATATCACTCTAAAAGCTCATAAAGTCAACTACTTACGGCAAATAAAATCAATTTATATCGTAGAAATTCGGCAGAGATGTTCCTCAAATTTAGGACGTATTATTAAATATCTGTTGCCACTGTAAATAGAGAATACTCCGAGATTATCTTCCGCCAGTCTGCGGATTTTTTTGACTCCGATATTGAAATATATACTTGCTTCTCTTATGGTAAGCATATATTTTTCTCCGAGTGTTATAGGTACATTTTTCTCTTCATTCATTGCAATCACCTCTGTTATTTATATATTGTGGTTCTCAAATAATAAAAATAATGCCCGTTAAGAAAATCAATCTCTAACGGGCATAAACTCAACTATTCACTTTTACCATCCCATCTGTTTTCATATACTCCTGCTCTGTCATTTATAACAAAAACTCTCAGAAGTTCATCGGTTAAACCCAGACAGCCATTTTCGTCACCTTTAAGAAATCCCTTATCCATCATTTTCTGAACAGTAGGTCTTACCCATTCAGGCATATTGTCATCAACATAATTGTAAATCATTTTACTGTTCAGTTTATTTACATCAGCCTGCAATTTTGCGATTTCTGCTTTCAACTCCGTATATTCCTTACTCATAATTTCTTCCTCGCTTTCTGCCGTTTCATAATCCGGTCTGCAGAACCTTGTCCCCGCAAGACTGCTTATATAATATCCTTTTCTGCAGACACCGCCGCCGTTTGCAACAACCGCACTTCCGGCTGACGTGTTTCCCTCAACAGTAGTAAAATAATCTCCGTCCACGCCGGTTACAATTCCCGTATGCGTAAATACCCCATTATGATTAAATATAACAATATCGCCCCTTTTCGGATTTGCGTACAATTTAAAAAGTCCCGACATTGTCGGGCAATATACATACGGATAATGTTTAAGTAATTGATGCGTCTTATCCACTCCGAAAGTCTTGGTGAAACACCATGTAACAAATACCGCACACCACGGCTGTCCTTGATATTCATTTTTTATATCACGCCAATACTTAGTATAATTGTTCATACCGGCATTCGCTGTTTTATCATCAAGCTGTGAATCACTTGACTTTTCCAAATAGCCGACTTCATTATCAGCGGTCTGAATCAATTTATCTATTGCAGTCATCTCTTACTCCTTGTCACTGTTAGGTGTATCGTATGTCAATGCACGTTTGCTGTCTGTAAATCCTGTTGTTGTAGGATCTGTAATTGCGTTATATACACTGACAATTACAAGGCTCAAAATGTACGGGCTTGAAACCGCCTTTATAAGTACTTCCCCCAATACCGACCACGAGTTTAAATCCTCGGCTGTAAGTCCGAGATATGCCAGTATCGGCATAATTACAGAAAGCAATATCTGTGCCCAAAACATAGGATTTCTCATTCGTACTTTCCAGTTAATCATTTTACATATCCCCCTTCAGTTCATCAATTTGGTGCTGCTGAGATTTAAGTGTATTTTCCGCAATAGCCACTCGCTCAACAACACTGTTGTGTTTTTCTACTTTGCGTTCAAGCTGTTCAATTCTGTACAGTGTCTTATTGTTTGAAACAATACCTGCAATAATAGAACCGCCGAGCGTTCCTACAAGCGACAAAATCGCCACAACAACTGTACTTTCCATAGTCAGTACCCCCTCGTATAATATCTTTATAGATATATTTTTATATTCAAAATATCAATCGGTTTGGTAAACCTATGATATAATGGACTTGGTGTCAATCAGGTAATAGTTCTTTGTCCCCCTGTTGAACCATTGCGGTTGCTTCATAATAAGTCTGTTCCCCTGATATGGAAGTTAACTTCAAACCGGCTGGCTGTTTTCTTAAGCTTCGGGACAACCATTTAGCAGTGTGGTTTCGCATCTGTCCTTCTTAAGTTAGATTCTTATATGCGAGGGTGTTGATGCTCCATAATCATGGGTTTTACCAAACCGATTGAACACTTAAACTTTTAACG